AACATTACCTCCATGCTAATCATTTAACAAACATTTAACAGATTGTTCGGTATGTTCCACATGGAACAATTTGCCTAGAATTGTCTGAATTCTGTGCAAGTTGTCTTGGTGTATAAATATGCAATCATCGTATAATCACTCCATTTCTTAGTAGTGAAGTAATCAATTCTTGTTCTCTCTTACTAGCAGAAGTTTCTAGATGAACTTTTTCTACTTCAATATAACCTGTGAAGTTGCCAATCGTGTCAACCTCTGAAATTAGGTTGCCAAGTCCTCCAACTTCGTTATATGGAATTCTTCTAACAACTTCGATATAAGGAACTTCAACATTGTTTATAATCAGTTTGCTAACATTACCCACTATAGAAGTTCTATCTATTTGTGGATAGAATGGAATTGTTCTGCTTATTTCAAACTCCATACTCATTATTAGTAAATCATCGCTTCTAACGTTGCAATGTGCTGAACCTGTGTATAAATCAACTATATATTGAACAGTAATAGTTTTATCAACCACTCTAGAAATGTCTAATTCAACTCTTTTCAGGTATGGTAGGTGCAGGTAACACTCAGTATTTATAAAATCATAAGCATTATTGTATTTAGCAGGAACATTGATTTCTGCTATATCAATAACTAGGATTGAATTTGTTAGAAGATAGGCTTCAACACTTGTTTCATAACCACCCATTCTAATGGTAGCTTTTTCATCTTCTCTCAAATCTTCAACGGAAAAAGGGAGAACATATAAGTGGCTTATGAATTCCTCATGTCTTATTCTAGTAGAACCACCACTTGAAACCTCTGCGAAAATTTCATCTGATAGAGAAAGTAGTTCTGATTTCTCCACGTTATAAATGTTGCTAAAAAGGTTTACAACAGAATCTCCTATAACTTCATCTTGTCCTCCACTTTGAGAACCTTCAACCGCTTTGAAATTTAATACTTCAATGCTTGTTACTGTGTCGTATAGGGAAACATCTATACTGAATTCCGTAAAAGATTCGTTCCAACATTCTGCATAGGTTGGATTGAAGGTAGTAATATTTTTCTGTTGTCCAAAAGGCATATTTAAACTGTTTCTGAAGGATATTTCTGCGTTTAAAGTATTGTCGAAAACGAACCCCTCATTAGCTACAACTAAAATGTTGTAATTGCTCTTATTAGGGGGAAGTGGTACTCCACTAGTGCTTCTATACCACCCATCCTCTACAAACTCAAATTCACCATCTATAATAACCTTACAGTTCTCAAGTCCTGTAATAGTAACACTTGCCAATCAAATTACCCCCTATCTAATAGTAACTAGAATAATTTCCTCTTTAAATTCTAGTTCCAATTCAGATTCATAAATATCTACTTCCTTACGAACCTCCGAATTCAAACCCCCATCGAAGAATTTATTTCCTTCTGCTGAGCGTGTCACAAGTCCATAGCTTGCAAGAATATCATTCTTGAATGATTCTAGCACATCACATTCTAGGAATAACTTATGAATCTTATTAGGTTGAATGTGAATTGAAGTAACGAAGTAGTATCTTCCGAACTCTGGTATATGTGCATAGTTCTTTAGAATAGGAACATCGCTTTTCAACATTACTATTGGATTGAGTATGTCGAATGTATCTTTGAAGGTAACATCAAAAGTCTGTTCATCTGTCAACGTTTTCCCTATCGTGTTATTGGAATCTGTGGTATTGAACAGCTTTATAATCATTTCAAACTCCCCCTTTAATGGAAAAGGCAGGGAATTATCCCTGCCAATTCCCTACAACTTACCACTACCCAATGAAGAATACTATAAAGTTTTTGTTCAAGTCGTTGTAGTATCCGGTGTAGTATCTGGCGTCTGCCCAATGAAGAATACTATAAAGTTTTCGTTCAGGTCGTTGTAGTAGCCTGCATCCATCTTGTAGTAGTTGGTGTAGAACTCTGCTTTAGCATTGTAGTGAGTTGTCACTCTCCTGTCAAGGTTGGCAACTCCTACAGCATTTACATCAAACATAACTCCTAGAATTCCATTAACTTCTACTTCATTTTTCGAAGAAGTTTTCACATGAATCTTAGAAACATCTTCGAAGGCATATTCAGTACCGGAACCCTGCCAATATGGAACAGTTTCGTGCTTCGGAAGGGAAGTTAGTTCTTTGTTGAATACATCGCTCTGCAGGTACACATCAACAGCACTACTGAAATCACTCAGAAGAACAGTAACAACAGAATCGGCAGGTGTAAACCGTTCCTTACCTCCAATGTTGAACAGTGTAGAAATCTTACTCATTCTATCCTTGTATAAGGAAATCATGTAGCTAGCGAATCTGATAAAGTCAGGGTTTAGAATTGCTTCTTCTGGTTCTAGCTGTTCTTCTACATCTTTATTTGCGTTGTAAAGTGCTAGCAGATTGACAGCTTTAGTACCTGTTTTAGTTGTGTCAATTTCTTCTTCTACTTCATCGTACAAATCTGCGAATAGAGTTTCCGCTGTCATGTTGTTAATAGCCCTCATAATCAGGTTGTCAAGGCGAATGGTCATAGCTGTTTCTACAGCATTGAAAATCATGCTTAGGAAACCGTTCAACTGTTCTTTATTGGAAAACGATTCTTTAACCTGCAACTCTGTAAAGCTAACAGGTACTTCAAAGGTAACTCTGTTATTGAAGAACTTAGCAGAAATACTCGGTTGATAGAACACATCCTGATTGTAGGTTTCGCCATGCTCCAAATTCCAACTGTCATTTTCCCGTGCTTCAGGAATATCTGCGGTAATCTTTTCTAGGATAGAACCATACTCCCACGAATCCCTGAGAACAGAAGGAACACTACCCTTGTAAACCCTATCATCGAAGATAACTTTCCCAATGTGATTAACCAGCTTTTTCACATAGTTGTCTAGGTTGTTAGTGGATATAATCTCCCTACCAACATCTACAATATTTGATAAATCTTCCTGAACAACTACACTTTCTCCCATAATTTCCGATACAGTAGTATTCACTAATTCATAAACTTGTTGTACCTTCATCTTTTTCACTCCTTATTGATTTTAATAATATAAGCTACCCACGAAGTTCGCAACGTTGTTGAACACAACATCAATAATTAAGTTGTTTTGAATGAATTTCGATAACCTAGTCACCTCTTTAACTCTGCTTCCCTGCAAACCTCTCACTTCTTTTGTAATGGTTCTTTCATCTGTTCTAGAACCTTGGTTTGTGGTTGTATCTTGCCTGTCTGTGGTCTTTTCAACGTTATCTACCATATCACTTGCATTATAACCTGAAACTCTATCTTTGTCTTGACTAGTGCTTTCAGAAGTAATATCTATTGAAGTTTCTTCAGTTCCTAAATGAGTTTCAGTAGTGGTCATAGAATACGATTCTAACGGAATATCCTGCGTGTAAAGTTCATATAATCTGCTCCATGCTATACCATACATTGTGAGCAACATCTTTGCAACGGTAAGCATATTTTCTTCGTTTATTCCCCCATTAAGCATAATGCTTGCAACTGTAGGGGAAACAACTTTCATTCCATGAAGTCCTATGAACATTTTATCCATAGTTTCAATATCCATAGCAGGTGTGAATGGAAGGGTTTCTAGTTCGTTCATGTAGTGGAATAAGCCTTTACCATCTATCACTAAATCACATACTAGCATCTATTCCCCCCCTCTGAACTCCTTCATAGCTTCATTATAATCTATTCCACTCAATTTTGCAATTAACAGCGTTTGTTGCATGATTGTGGAATTTAACTTGTTAATCGTTGGCTCCAATCTTATTAGAACATATACAGTAATGAATATAGGAAATCCTACTGTTGAAATTGCTTGTATAGCGTTCTCCATGTTATTCCCCCTTAACTACTCTAGGTTCCCATTCTGTCCACTTCCTACCGTTTATTTTTATATCTGGTAAAGGCATCTGCTTCATCCTGTCTAGTAGTTCACGATTCGATTCTTCCCATTTTGCTTCACTTGCTATGATTGCAAGCTGTATTGAGTACCATTCTTTAGGTGTGAATTCTCTACCATTATAGGGAATGGTTCCTAATCTATTTAGGATTTTCCCCCATGTTCGAAAAAACCTTGTCGATTCAAGTAGTTTACTACAGCATCAATGAGCAAGGATAAAATAGGTTCTACGAATCGTTCTGCCCATGCAGGTAATTTAAGTCCTACCCTGTCTAGTTCACCCAATAATGCTACAAGAACCTGCGTTTTCTTTTCCTCTCCTGTTCCACCCTCTGCTTCGAAGAACATTGCTAGTGGAACAATGAACCCTGCAACTGTTACAATGGTTTGTAGGAATTTAATCATTGTCAATCCCCCCTTTCCTTATAAATCATAATCTTGTCCTGTAACCATCATTTTAATAAGCCTATCTGCTCTTGTTTTTACCTGCGAATACCATTTAGAATTTTTCATTTCTTCTCCTGCGTTCCAATAATTCATGTTCTCAATGTGCCGTATCATCTTTTTAAATCCTGCGAACCCTGAACTTCCTAAATTGAATCTCATGTCAATAATAACTTTCTGCCTAACCTCATTCAAGAAATTGAACCATCTATAGGCATTTTCAAGTTCTGCTCGAATAATCATAATATCATTATTCAGCATATACAAGGCTTCTTCCTGCGTTATCCCTCTAACTTGTAGAATGTCTATTACTTCTTGTTTCGTTAGTCCATAAGTATCTAGAATTCTTTTCTGTTCGAACTCATAAAGTCCTGTATCCTCCAAATTCCTGCCTACTCCGATAGTTAGCTTATTAGCAGGACAGGTATAAATCTGCGTTCTTAAACCTTCATGAAGAATTAGCTGTTCCTGTATGCTATGCTTCAGCATCTTCTAATTCCTCCAATTCTTCAATTTCTTCAATTTCTTCTCTCTCTGCCCAACTTGAACTAAATTCTACAGTTATAGAAGTTCCAAACATTGCATTGATTTTCTCTACAGCTTCCTGTCTGCAATGTAGCATATTGTCAACTAATGGATAAATGCTGTCGGTGTTTATTTCTACTTCCTGCCTGATTAGCCTTTCTTTCTTCATGTTGAAGTTAGAATTAAGTCCTAGTTCATTATATAAGCTAGCTTTAATGTACTGTTGAAGTTCGATTAAATCCACTAGTCTAGTTGAATAGCTTTCAGAAATTGATTTTGTTTTCAAAGACTCATAAAGTCGATTCTCCATGATATAGCCAATATTCCCTGCTTCTAAACCGTCTAAATACTTCCTAGCACTATCTGCGGTATTACCATCACTAACAGATATTAGGTTGTTTACTCTCCTATTGATAGTGCTTAGAATCATAGTAATTTCATTCTCATTCAGAATGGTTGCGTACTTTGAAATAAGGGGAATTAAACCTTGTTGCATATCATCGTTATTAACTAGAACTCCATCGTTTTTCAGGTTCAAAGTTTTGTTGAACTTCAAAGCAGGGTTAGCTATAACTATTTCAGTAGGTTCTCCATATACTCCCTGTTGCCCACCTAAACTTCCTGTGAAGGCATAAATCTCTCCTTCATGTTCTGTTACAAAGGCAAATCCTCGAACCTGCAGGATTCGCTCTAATTCTTTTTGTGGTATGGTTTCAGGCAATCCTGTGTATTCAAACATCTGTAAGGTTCTTGCCAACATATAGCGAATGAAGTTATCAACGTTTTCTGCTTTATTCCGGAAATCATAACGGTAAAATTTATTCATTGGAAATCCCCCTTTATTTCATTTTACTTTAATGCAAGGTTTTTGTCAAATTATAGCTTTTTAGCTATGTTCAGATAATTGTTTATTGCATCCCCCACTTCATTGTTTTGATAGAACACTTTATCCACCTGAAAAAAGTACAGAATCTTTCTCATAATCTCATTCGTTGGCTTATATATGCTTCTGTTCCAATTCATTTTGTGGCTGTGCTCCAATGAGTAAATAATGTCATTATCTTCATCCTGTAGTGGTGTAGTTTTAACGTGAATATAGGTGAACATTTCTCCGTCTTTCTCCACTATTTCACATTGGTATATCTGCCCATCGAATATGATAAAGTAAATGAATACTATGTCTTTAGGTGTGAACTTTACAGGACAATGAGGGTAAATGTCTAGTTCCCAACTTCCTTCTGTAATCATCTTCAGCTTAGGATTGTCAAAAGCAAAGTAAACATCAGAATCCTTGCTAGTGTTTAAAGATGAACAATATTCTACAGCAACCGTTAGAGGGGAAGAACCATAGGTATAAATATCTATGCTTCCCTGCTTCATTTTTTGTATGTGAGTTAAGCCCATTTCTGCGAAGTATGGACAGTATTTGTTAACTGTATTTCCTAGCATGAATATCTTAACATTACTTCTCTGTCTTACAATAGTGCTTACTGTATTCATGAATAGGACAAATTCGTCAGGCAAATAGGTTCCACGCGTTATAAATTCATCAAACAGAATAGTTTTAACTCTAGGGAATGATATGCTCTTATTGTGCTCTGTAGCACTTAAAGCGAAAGCATGAGCGAATAAATCTGTTTCTGTGTTATATATTGGCTTCCCCTGTTCATCATAGTTGCAGAAGTAGAATTTCCCTCCGTAATAGTGAATTCCCTCATATTCTCCCTTACTTAGCTTCTCCACCTCTCCATTCTCAATTAAAGCTGAGAATATTCCTTTTGCTCTCATACCTCTAATATCTTCCTGCCACCTTCTAATAATAGCCAACTCTCCACCGTTGCCATTGAAATATTCGTTTATTGCATACTTTAGAACTGAATACGTCTTTCCATTACTTCTCTCTCCGATTATAACGTTGTAGATTGCATTGTGCCTGAGTATCCTGTCTAATGAATAATACTTTGGCTTCCTGTTTCTT